ATAAAGAAAGAAGCCTTGTTGGTATATTAAAATATGACAATAGCTCCTTAAATGCGCTAGGAATTAACTCAGGAGACTTAGTTGGTTATACGCCAAACGGAGAATGGGAGTTTTTAATTGACGGAAAGCGATTATACTGTATGAAATCTAATGATATCGTAATTAAATATGAATACCAAGGAGACGAAGTTGAACATAATCCAAGCTGGGCAAAAAGCAGTTGAGGAATTAATCAAGGTGGCTAAAGAAGCTATTGTTGACTCAGATGACGATATATCAGCAGATAGATTAAAGAATGCTGCAGCTACAAAAAAACTAGCTATATTCGATGCTTTTGAAATATTGAATAGAATAGAAGCGGAAGAGAACTTGCTAAACGAAAAACCTGTAGAAGTAAAAGAAGAAAAGTCTTTTAGAGGATTTGCAGAAGGGAGATCTAAGTAATGTACGAGCAAACCTTATATAAAGTATTAGAAGACCACGTAAAGCCTAAGGTTCTTAAAAGAATGAATAGGTATAAGAAGTGGGAATATGGGTACAACGAAGAACACGACTTAATAGTCATAAGTAAAACTGGCGAAATAGGTGAAATATATGAGATACAAGATCTTGTTATAGCTTTGCCAAAAGAAAATGATGTTGTTACTTTTGAAGATAACAGATGGTCGCATACTGAATACCCAAAAGAATTAAGTAAAATTAAATCCGTATTTGACTGGGAAGAATATCCGTTAGATTTTAAAGAAAAATGGTATGATTACATCGATAAAGAATTTACAAGGCGTGAAGAAGGTTTTTGGTTTATTAACAAAGACAAGCCTACTTATATTACTGGCACTAACTATATGTACTTGCAGTGGAGCAAGATTGACGTTGGGCAGCCAGACTTTAGGGAATCAAACAGATTATTCTACATATTCTGGGAAGCTTGTAAAGCAGACAAGCGTTCATATGGGATGTGCTACCTTAAGAACAGAAGATCCGGTTTTTCGTTCATGGCAAGCGGGGAGACCGTTAACCAAGCAACAATATCTACAGATGCACGCTTTGGTATACTCTCGAAATCTGGACCCGATGCAAAGAAAATGTTTACTGACAAAGTTGTACCGATATCAGTCAATTACCCCTTCTTTTTCAAGCCAATACAGGATGGAATGGATCGACCGAAGACAGAACTCGCTTATAGAGTTCCCGCGTCGAAGTTCACAAGACGGAAGCTCGACTCAAACGAGAAGCTACAAGAGATCACGGGACTTGACACGACCATCGACTGGAAAAACACAGGCGACAACTCCTATGACGGGGAGAAACTAAAACTACTAGTACACGATGAAAGTGGAAAGTGGGAGAGACCAACCAACATATTAAATAACTGGAGGGTTACAAGAACTTGTTTAAGACTAGGTTCAAGAATTATAGGTAAGTGTATGATGGGTTCAACCTCAAACGCTTTAGATAAAGGAGGAGACAACTTTAAAAAACTTTACAATGATTCAGACATTACACAAAGAAATGCCAATGGACAGACTCGCTCAGGACTCTATTCTTTGTTCATACCTATGGAATGGAACTACGAAGGCTACATTGATTCTTATGGCTTTCCTGTATTCAACACACCAAAAGAAGAAGTAGTAGGTCCTCTTGGAGACCCTATAACGCAAGGTGTAATAGAGTATTGGGATAATGAAGTAGAAGGGTTAAAGCAAGATCAAGACGGTTTGAATGAATTTTACAGACAGTTTCCACGCACAACAAAGCATGCGTTTAGAGATGAGTCTAAAGAATCATTATTTAACTTAGCAAAAATATACGAGCAAATAGATTTCAACGAAGATCTTAAAAACTCAATAAATGTTACGCAAGGAAGCTTTCAATGGCAGAACGGAGATAAAGATACAAAGGTTGTATTTGTTCCAAATAAAAATGGAAGATTCAGAGTTTCCTGGGTTCCACCTTTAAATCTACAAAATCGTGTGATAATAAAGGGTGGATTGAAATATCCAGGTAACGAACACTGTGGAGCATTTGGTTGTGATAGTTATGATATATCAGGTACGGTTGACAAAAGAGGATCTAATGGATCTTTGCATGGACTCACTAAGTTTAGCATGGAGGACGTGCCGCCGAATCATTTCTTTTTAGAATATATAGCTAGACCACAAACAGCTGAAATATTTTTTGAAGATGTATTAATGGCTTGCGTATTTTATGGGATGCCAATACTAGCAGAGAATAACAAACCTAGATTATTATACCACTTTAAAAGAAGGGGTTATAGAGGTTTTTCAATAAATAGACCAGATAGAAGTTACAATAAGCTATCGGTGACAGAAAGAGAGCTTGGTGGGATACCAAATTCAAGCGAAGATATAAAACAAGCACACGCTGCTGCAATTGAAACGTACATTGAGTCATTTGTTGGTTTAAAAGAAACTGGATATGGTGATATGTATTTTCAAAGAACGCTAGAAGACTGGGCTAAATTTAATATAAACAACAGAACAAAACATGATGCTTCCATCAGCTCTGGACTTGCTTTAATGGCGTGTAATAAACATAGATACGCTCCTTCAAGCCCCGTTCAAAGAAAAGTTTATGACTTAGGAATAAAAAGATATGACAACAAAGGATCGATGTCTAAAATAATAAAATAAATGAAGATATACACAAATACCAATAGTGCTTTTCCTAGCCAAGTTGTTAGTGATGAAGAGAAGGCAAGCTGGGATTATGGCCTGCAAGTTTCTCAAGCTATTGAAAACGAGTGGTTTGACCAGGGTAGAACTAGTGGTAATAGATATTTGAGTAATTCAAATAACTTTCATCAGCTAAGACTTTATGCTAGAGGAGAGCAATCTACTCAAAAGTATAAAGATGAATTGTCTATAAACGGTGACTTGTCTTATCTTAATTTAGACTGGAAGCCTGTACCTGTTATATCTAAGTTTGTGGATATAGTTGTTAACGGTATGTCTAATAAAACATACGACATCAAAGCGTTTGCTCAAGACCCTGAGTCTATGCAAAAAAGAACTGGTTATGCCGAGGCTATACTTAGAGACATGTACTCTAAAGAGTTAATAGCAAAAGCTAATGCGGCAACAGGGCAGAACTTTATGAACTCCGGCTTACCTCAAAGCGAGTTACCGGAAACTCAAGAAGAGCTCGACTTACACATGCAGCTTTCTTACAAACAGTCTATTGAAATAGCTGAGGAGGAAGCTATATCTAACACATTATCTTATAATAAGTGGGATTTAACCAGGAGAAGATTAAATTACGATCTAACAGTTTTAGGTATTGCAGCTGTAAAAACAAACTTCAACGCATCTAATGGTATAACCGTTGATTACGTTGATCCAGCTTACATGGTATATTCTTACACAGAAGACCCTAATTTTGACGACATTTATTATGTTGGTGAAGTTAAAGCGGTTACAATACCAGAGCTTAAGAAGCAATTTCCAAATATAACAGATGAAGAGTTGCAAAGAATACAGTCTATGCCTGGAAACCGGCAATATATATCAGGCTGGGGTAATTACGATGAAAACACAGTTCAAGTTATGTATTTTGAGTACAAAACTTACATGGACCAGGTTTTTAAAATTAAAATTGGAAACAATGGTTTAGAAAAAGCTATTGAAAAAACAGATTCTTTTAATCCACCGCCTAGCGATAATTTTGAAAGAGTTTCCAGATCTATTGAAGTGTTATACACTGGTGCTAAAATAATTGGAACACAAGAGATGTTGCAGTGGGAAATGTCTGAGAATATGACAAGACCTTTTGCTGATACTACTAAAGTAGAAATGAACTATGCTATAACAGCGCCTAGAATGTACAAAGGCCGTATAGACTCTATTGTAAGTAAAGTAACTGGGTTTGCTGATATGATTCAGTTGACTCATTTGAAATTACAACAGGTTATGTCTAGAATAGTGCCTGATGGTGTTTTCTTAGATATGGATGGTTTAGCTGAGGTGGATCTTGGAAATGGAACTAACTACAACCCAGCGGAAGCATTGAATATGTATTTTCAAACTGGTTCTATTGTAGGTAGATCGCTTACTCAGGATGGTGAACTAAACAGAGGTAAAGTGCCTATTCAAGAGTTAAACTCTTCAAGTGGTCAAGCTAAAATACAAAGCTTAATACAAACGTATCAGTATTACTTACAAATGATCCGTGACGTAACGGGGTTAAATGAAGCTAGAGATGGTTCTGCTATGGATAAAAATTCATTAGTAGGATTGCAAAAGATGGCCGCTAACGCGTCTAACGTAGCAACTAGACACATATTACAGTCTAGTTTGTATCTAACTCTTAAAACCTGCGAAAACATATCTCTTAGGCTTTCTGATGTTTTAAACAACCCATTAACAGCTAACGCTCTACAACAGAGTATATCTTCCTATAACGTAGGTACACTTAAAGAGGTTCAAAACTTAAACTTGCACGACTTTGGTATATTTCTAGAACTAGAACCAGACGAAGAAGAAAAGCAGCTTTTAGAACAAAACATACAGATAGCCCTTCAGTCAGGTGGTATTGATCTTGATGATGCTATAGATATTAGGCAGGTAAAAAACCTAAAGCTAGCAAATCAAATGCTTAAGCAAAAAAGATCAACTAAAGCTAAAGAAGATCAAGCTGCGCAGATGGCTAACATACAAGCACAAGCTCAAGCTAATGCTGAAAGCGCTGAAAAAGCAGCTTTATATGAAGTACAAAAGCAACAAGCGTTAACTCAGGAGAAAGTTAACATAGAACAAGCTAAGTCTCAATTTGAAATGCAAAGAATGCAAACAGAGGCAACAATCAAAAAAGAGCTAATGGCAGAGGAGTTTAATTATCAAATGCAACTAGCTCAAGCTACTATACGAAGAGAAGCTGAAAGAGAAAAAGAAATAGAAGATAGAAAGGACGAAAGAACTAAAATACAAGCAACTCAACAGTCTGAATTAATAGATCAAAGAAAAAACGACTTATTACCTAAAAACTTTGAGTCAAGTAATGATAGTCTAGGAGGTTTTGGTTTAGAACAGTTCGCTCCTAGATAAAGAGTAAACACAATTATTTAATTATATTATATTATGTCAGAAGTAAAACAAGAAGAACCTGTTAAGCAGGAAGGTGAGTTTAAAATTAAAAAGAAAACTCCAAAAAAATTAACACCACAAAATGATGGACCTATAAAGGTTAACATCAAAGAACCTTTAATTGAAACTGAACCAGAAGTTACAAAAGTAGTAATACCCAGTGAAGAACCAATTAAGGAAGAAGCTAAAGAAGTTTCCACCCCAGAGCCTATAGCTGTTGAAGATTTTCAACAAATACAAGAGGTAACTGAAGAGGAAAAGAAAGAAGTAAAACAAGTGGTAACAGAAGCTAAAGAAGCTTTGAGAGATGAAAAGATACTAGGAAAAGCTTTACCTGAAAACGTAGAGAAGTTAGTTTCTTTTATGGAAGACACAGGCGGAACGGTTGAAGATTATGTTAGATTAAACGCTGACTATTCAAACATATCTGACGAAGTGCTTCTTAAAGAATATTATTTAAAAACAAAACCTTATCTAGAAAACGATGACGTAAGTCTTCTACTAGAAGATTATAGCTACGACGAAGAGCTAGATGAGGACATAGATATACGCAAAAAGAAGCTTGCGTTAAAGGAAGAGGTTGCTAAAGCCAAAAACTTTTTAGAGGAAACAAAGAGTAAATATTACGACGAGATCAAGTTGAGACCGGGCGTAACTCAAGACCAACAAAAAGCTACGGATTTTTTCAATCGCTACCAAGAAGACCAGAGTAGAGCTGTGCAGAGGCAGGATCAGTTTAAGTCCCAAACTAAAGAATTATTCAATGACGACTTCAAAGGTTTTGATTTCGAAGTTGGAGATAAAAAGTTTAGATACGGATTACAAAACAAAGATGCTGTTGCTGAAAAACAATCTGACATTAACAATTTCGTTAAGAAGTTCTTAGACGATGACGGTAATGTTATAAATCACAAGGATTATCACAAAGCTCTATATGCTGCCATGAATACTGATAAACTAGCTAATCATTTTTACGAACAAGGTAAAGCTGATGCCGTAAGAGATGTTGTTAACAGCTCAAAAAACCCTAGTACAAGCCCAAGGCCTACTAGTGACGGTAATGTTTTTGTAAATGGTTTCAAAGTTAAAGCTATTAGTGGTATGGACTCTTCAAAGCTGAAAATTAAAACAAAAAAATTTAACTAAAAAAACTAAAAATTATGGGATTAAATGATCCATTTGGTAGTATAGTACCTTCTCAAAAACAACAGGTATTAAACGATAACTACCTAACTTTTAACGATGCCGCTGGAGGCGGAACTTTCGCACAACAGTATTTACCTGAAATTTACGAACAAGAAGTAGAGCGTTACGGAAACCGTACGTTATCTGGATTCTTACGCATGGTAGGTGCTGAATTACCAATGACTTCAGATCAAGTAATTTGGTCAGAACAAAATAGATTACATATTGCATATGACAGCTGTTCATTTGTAGATGCTGGAGCTAACGAAGCTTCTATAATCACTTTAGGTGGTGGAGCAACTGCTTTGAATGTTATATCTATAAATGATACTGTAGTTGTTTTAGATCCTGCTGGATTAGAATCAAAAGGTATTGTCACAGCTGTAACCGGAACAGGTGCTGCTGCTGGAACTATTACAGTACAACCTTTTGGAGCTACTTCTCTTACAACTGATGGATTTGCAACACCTGCAGCTACTTTGAAAGTATTTGTATACGGTTCTGCATATAGTAAAGGAACTAGCATTGGCGCTGGTGGTGGAAATTCTGCTGACAGAGTTAGTGTAGAGCCTGTGCTTACTCAGTACGCAAACTCTCCTGTTATTATTAGAGATCAATACGTAGTATCTGGTTCTGATATGGCACAAATTGGATGGGTTGAAGTTGCAACTGAAGATGGAACATCTGGATACTTATGGTATTTAAAAGCTGAATCTGAAACTCGTTTACGTTTTGAAGATCACTTAGAAATGTCTGTAGTTGAAGGTGAACTAAATGTTAACGCTACCCCACTTGCTAATTATGGTGCTGCTGCTTTACCTGGTACTCAAGGTTTATTTGCTGCTATCGAAGATCGTGGTAATGTAAACACAGGTTTTACTGCTGCTACTGGATTAGCTGATTTTGATGCTATCTTGAAAAACTTAGATACTCAAGGAGCAATTGAAGAAAACATGTTATTCTTACAAAGACAAACATCTCTTGATTTTGATGATATGTTAGCTGGTGTTGGTGGACCTTCTACTGGACTTTACCAAGGTGGTAGCTCTTTTGGATTATTTGAAAATTCAGAAGATATGGCTTTGAACTTAGGATTTAGTGGTTTCCGTAGAGGATCTTACGACTTCTATAAGACTGACTGGAAATACTTAAACGACGCTTCTACTCGTGGAGGTATTGATGGTGTTAGCTCTATCGAAGGTGTATTAGTACCTGCTGGAACTTCTACTGTTTACGATCAGATCTTAGGAACTAATATCCGTCGACCATTCTTACATGTACGATACAGAGCTTCACAGTCTGATGATCGTCGTATGAAGTCTTGGTTAACTGGTTCTGCTGGAGGAGCTTACACATCAACTTTAGATGCTATGGAAGTAAACTTCCTATCTGAAAGATGTTTAGTAACTCAAGCTGCTAACAACTTTGTACTTTTCAAAGGAGTATAGTAACTTAACAATAACAATCCCTGCCTTCGGGTGGGGATTTTTTATATGACATTAGCCCCTTACTAGTTATATACTATGGCTATTGTCACAATTTTAAACTATTTAATTATATTATATTATGGCTAAAAAAGCTACAGCAGAAACAATCGAGGTTGCACCTCAAGAGGTAGCAGTTAAAACTGCACCACAAAAACCCGCAAAACCAACGTGGGAAATTAAAGATAGAGTTTACTACTTAAAAGGTAGAAAAACACCTTTAACACATACAATACCTAGTAAACATACTAGAAAACATGCTTTACTTTATTTTGACCCTATAGCTGGAGTACAAAAAGAAATAAGATATGCAACAAATCAAGATTCTCCATTTGCAGATGAACAAAAAGGGGAATGTACTATGGGTCACATCATGTTTTTGGATGGGAAACTAATAGTACCAAAAGAAAAACAAAACTTACAGAAGTTGTTATCTATATATCACCCATTAAAAGATAGGATATATCAAGAGTTTAGTGCTGTTGCAAAAGCAGAAGACGAACTTGATGTTTTAGATCTTCAAATCGATGCTTTAAATGCAGCTAGATCAATGGACGTAGATCAAGCAGAAGCAATATTAAGAGTTGAACTAGGGTCTAAAGTTAACTCAATGAGTTCTAAAGAACTTAGAAGAGACTTACTTTTATTTGCTAGACAAAACCCTGCATTGTTCATAAACTTAGCTAACGACGAAAACGTTATGCTACGAAACTTTGCTATCAGAGCTTCTGAGGCAAACATAATTAAGTTATCTCAAGATCAAAGAGTTTTTACATGGGGATCAAACGGTAGAAAATTAATGAACGTACCATTTGACGAAAATCCTTTCTCAGCTTTCGCGGCTTATTTAAAAACCGATGAAGGTGTAGAAATTTACAAGTCTATAGATAAAAAACTATAAAAACAAGTAATACTATAGTAGATAGGTCACTTTAAAAGTGGCCTAACTGCTATAATTAATAAAAACATAAAATGGCCATAAACGTAGATCAAGTTTATAAAACAGTCTTGTTAATAATAA